GGCGGATTTGCCTAAGGTCTCTGGCAAGCCAGAATCAGGTTAGCGTCCCTGTGACGTTGATAGATTCCGGGCGTTGACTTTCGTCTGCCCGGCGGATCTCTTGGATATTTCCGAGATCGAAGCCGCGGGTTTCGCGAGTCTCCGGTGAGATCCTTAATTGGGTCCTGCCCTGTGTACCAGCACACAGAAATAAATCCAGACGGGTTGCCCTCCCCGGGGCAATTAAATAAAGTCGGGGCGCGGGAAATTGCGATAGTGCCATTCAATGGAACATGAATCGAAAAAGCCCGAGTCGACCTAAGCAACAACAGGCCGGCCGCCTCAAGTCCTCTTGGGACTCTATGAGGGGCGCTTTGAAGGCTTACCACGGCACTTGTGACGTGGGTCTTGAACCTTTATCTAAGGACGCTTGCGTCCAGCGCTTAATGTCCTTATCCGCCAATGCGTCAACGCGTGCCGTCTCTGAGGCTGCGTCTTGCTTCCAGTTCAGGAAAGTTTTACCAGCAACTTTCTCAAAGAGCAAGGTGTGGACCGAATACGCCGCGAAGATGTCCACCGAATCCCCCCCCGTCTCCCTCGGCTTCCATGAAGCCCTCATACGTGCGATTGGGACCCTTCCCGCTGGTTGGGATCGTGACTATCGCCGGCAGGTTGACCTTACTGCCCCTTCGCTGAAGGCGAATTATGAGGGTCTTCAGCCCGACTGGTTCCCCTTAGTCGGGTTCACGCAGGACAAGTTCCGTGCTGCGTGTTTGGGAACCGGCCCCACCCACCCCATCCCTCCGAATCGGCGGGTCAAGGTGCTCAATGATTGTGGTAAGGCTCGTACTATCACAATCGCACCTGCCTCCCAACTTCAACTCCGCCCTCTTCACACAACCCTCTACGACGCCCTCGTCAAGACAGGCGCCGTCCTTAGAGGCCCGCCCTCCCCCGCTAATATGAGTGCATTCCGGATGCTCGATGGAGAAGTTTTTGTTTCTGGTGACTATGACGCAGCCACCGACAATTTTAACATGAACAACTCCGTCTATGCAATCCAGTTGCTGCGAAGCACCAGTACGCTCGTCCCGGACTCTGTCTGGGATCTTGCGGAAGAGTTCCTCAGCTCGGGCCAGCTCGAGTTCGATGAGGAAGCGCCTATCCAGCAGCGCTCGGGGCAGCTCATGGGCAACTACCTTTCTTTCCCCCTCTTATGTCTTACAAACCTCGCGGGCGTTTTCCTTGGTCTGGGTGAAGACCGCGCCAACGAGCTCATGAGAGCCAAACTCCTCCGCATCAACGGAGACGATATTGTGTTCCGGGCCCGCCCGGATGAGTACGCTGAGTGGGAGGCCAAGTGCTCCCTTGCTGGACTTGTAGTGTCTCGTTCTAAGACACTCGTCCACCCTCGTGTGTTCACACTTAATTCCAATTTCTTTTGCGCACGTCAGACCCGGCGGCCTCGGCATGTCTGGTTTTACCGCGCTAAGAGTTGGTTGGTGGATCCCACGAAGGGGGGCATGAAGCCCAAAACTCAGTCGGAAAAGAAACGGGCCCGGTTTGCGGCATTCAATGACGTCATCGCGGATTCGATTAGCGGGATCTCTGATCCTGTGAAAAGATCTCGCCTTCGTATGACGTTCCAGAAGCGCACACGTAAGTGTCTCGCCGGGGGGGAGTTTGGAGTGAAATACACGGATGAAGCTCATCTCAAGCAGTTTCAAACGTGTTGGAGAAAGGCGGCAAAGGCCGCGAAGGTCATGAGGACCGTGAAACCCCCTAGGGGCTGTGCCGAACTGAGAAACGGCACTTTCGAAAACGTGTTCAAGAGCCACGTAACCCCCAAGGGGCCTGAAAGGGCCCAGCACCGCTATCTTTCCCAGGCGGTGGCATGGACGAGGAGAAGAGAAGAGGCAGCCCCCGGGACCCGTCCCGCGACTTATGAACCTACGTCGTGGACCTGTCCTGACCGGATCTTCGGTCAGGACTTCTCGGGGGGTGTTGGCCTCGATCGGAGGAATTTTTGGGGTGGTGCTGTGGC